GGGAACAATCGGATCTGTAACTTCGCACAGATGCCTTTTTCCAAAGGTTTACATTCTTAAAATGTGTCTCTCTCTTTTTCTTCTCAACAGCATCTTTCTCAAAATATTCAATTAGAATTTGAGTTTCATTGCAGAGAAGAGAATCAACGACTGCGAGAGTATAATATTTCATATACTCGTCGGATAGAATTCGAGTTGTTTCTTGATATTCCACTTCTTCAAATTTTTGATTATCCAAAAAAGCGTAGTCTTCAAGGCTTTTATCTACCAATCGGTGGAATTGCCACTCCGATTCATCGCTGACAGGCTTAGGCCTATTGTCATCAAAATTGTCTCGTATCCAACCAGCGGATAGTAGCTGCCGCCTCATATCACTAACGTGACCGTCCTCTCTTGAGGGCTTCTCCATTTCAAGGAGACATGAGCGTGTTGGGATTAAACCCAATCCACCTAACCACTCTGGTAAGAAGTAAGGTACCTGAGCATTTTGGATACTTCCAAAAAAGTCCTCAGTCCTTAAAGGTTTTTTATCTGGTCCATAGATGTATTTACCATCCGGTCCAGTTACCTTCCGGAACTTATGTTCCTTCGCCTTCTTTAAAAAGAGTTTTGTAGCTGATTCGAAATATTCGGCTGGACAAGTTTTCTGTAAGTCTCGATGAACTGCACCGAGTCGATAAAAGGGTTTCCCCTTATCGCCATTCTTCTTTTGAGCATAGACCAGACCTAAATTAACATATTTAACGTCTGTGTATGTATAATCCTGGATCATACCACACATGTCCTCCCAATTTGAAGATTTAACAGAATAACTATATTGAACAGAATTAATTGTTAAAAATTTCTTCGATAAAAATGTCTTCCCAACAGATGATTCAAGGCCTCCAAAGCCTGCAATCAATTTCCAGTTGGCAAAGAGAATTCGCTTGCCTGGGAAAACACAGTCATCTCCATTTATCAAGAGACGAGCAAGTGTATAACCCTCTATTTCCCTATCTATCACACGATAATTTGCATTATCTGTAATCTCCATAGAGTACCGACATAAAGCCGCATTGGCAAGGCAAAGAAATGGAAACGAAATTATACTTCCCATCAATTGTCCTTCTTTTTGAGGTAGAAAATCACTATCTCTCAGTTCTGTAGGGTCTTTCCTATACTGTACATTTAGCATAGGGTTCAGAATTAAATGTCCAGTCAACGCCCTTCGCATTAGGGTTGCAAAATGATCTATTTCAAAGGAAAATTGATCTTTACTCGCTTGACTTTCAATTGTTTGTTTCCAAACAATAATTAATTCATCTAATAGACATTCAGAAACCCATGAATGAAGATTGTCTGTACTGGC